GCAAAAGGATTTAAAGAGCTTTCAACCGTGCAAATAGCTAGTAAAAGCTTTGGATCTACACCGTTTTCTTTCGCAACCTTCTCAATCAGCTCGTTCATGAGTTGAAGAATTTAACGAAGTACACGGTACCGTGAACCGAACCATAACCGCCAGTAGTGTCATAACTGATCGTATGTCCTGGGCCTGCGTAAATGGGGCCGCCGGCAAAGAGCGCGCTTCCAGAAGTACCACTCGCAAACTTTGCTCCGTTTACGTAAAAGTTAAATCCAGTAGTGTCTGTTACAGATTTATTCGCATCAACGCTTGTGATGATGATGTATGAATCGTTTGGCACAGTATAAACAGTACCAGAGCCTGAGGCTGTGTAAGTTGCGCTACTCACACTTGTATCTAATCGTATACCCGCACCGTAGGTTGCCATAAATCTCCTTATCTAGGTCTGTAATGAATTACGATTCCGGTGTTATACGCACCTTGCATCGCTGAAACTAAATCCACACGAAGAGCATCGCCTTGATTCACGTTCACAGTCGCAAGCACAGGCCTTGTAACACCTGTTTGCACTGGCGTGATTCCAGCTGAGTCTGTCCAAACTCCCGATGCAGATGCCGACGTGAATTTAGGTGTAGTTGAAAAAATAGAAGTGAAAGACCCACCTGATGTGGTTGCTCTTAAAACATCGATCTCTGTAGTTCCAGAACTTCCGGGAGTAATGCTGAATGCCCACACATCGATAATCTCAGCATCGTATTGAAAGAACACAAGGCCATCTGAGAACGTCTGAGGGTAGCTCGGAAGGTTTGAATATGGACCGTTCAAAAAGAATTGCTTTTCAGTGTATTGATAAGCATTGATAAAGTTAATTGAAGACCCAAGACGCTGAATAAGATCTTCAGAAACAGCGTTTCTAAACTGTGAGCCTTCATAGTAAATCGTATTTCTTATAGGTGTGACAGGTGTTCCCATTTTAAAATATGCGGTAGCCCGCTCCTCCGTCGGCAAAGCCCACTAGCTCTGCATAAAATGATGATGTCGGTATGAATCCAATATCTGTTTTTACAGTAACCGTATTTGTACCGGTGTCAACCTCAGTAACCACTAAGTCACTAGAAATAGTAGTGAAAGTTTGATCTCTCAAATAAAGAACCGAGCCAACTAAGATTTTCGAAATGTCTCCAGCTCCCACAGTGAATGAATAATTATTCACACCACCTGTCAAAGGTATAAGAGGGTCTAAGAATGCGTGAATGATTTTGTAAAGTTGATTATCACTAACAAGCGTCGAAGTCGGATAGTTTGGCACATCCACAATCATACCAGCCGTAGGAGTAAACGAAAGCGGTGTTACAAGCGTCAATGTTACCGGGCTTCCTATATTGTCTACAGACTGCAAAACAGCCGTATCAATAATCGAATAATCATCATTTCTAACCGTAACAGGTAGACCGATATAATCAACCCACTTCGTCGACTCGTCATGTGTAGTCGCAGAGTACGACGATATGATTTTAACTTGAGTGCTGCTTGAGCCAGTCGTGACCAAAGAACTTGGCGATATAGTGCCGTAACGATCAGACGCATTACCAGTGACCCCCGATGTTAGAGTCAATGATACTACGCCCGTTTTAATATCTAAACTTTTATTTGTTACCTCAAAAAGAGTAGTACCTAAATTTCTTTGACCAGTATCAAAATTTGATAGGTGAAGGTAGCCGTTGTCTTGTAACGCTACAATGTCACCAACTTCTATTTGTGAACCTACCGTGAAAATAACCTTTAGATTTATTTCATAGGCCGCATTCTTATATCTACTTAAAAGGTTAGTTGATGCTCTTTGAACAAGTGTTGCAGCCCCAAGGTCTGAGCGCATACCGTTACCGTTTATTGGTAGTAGAGAAACAATCCCGATATTATTTAGAGAATCTGTATCAATTGATCTTAAAACGCTTGCATACGATCCGTCTATGTTTTGATCGTATTGATACTGAATAGAGTTCCAAAACTTACGAGTGTTAAGACCGCGAGTGATCGTAATACTTTCAGGGTTTATAATATTGCCAAGGTTTAAGAATTGAATCGTCTCAGTCGCAATCGGAGGACGAGTCTGATTAACGCTGAGACGACCATAACGAGTTAATGAATAACACGCTATTGGTAAATAAAGTTGCTGCTCAATAAAGTCTTTGCCGACTTGTTGAGAGTTCACATAATGGCGCATTGTATATACGCCAGAGTTTAAATAGTTATCTCTTAAATTCTCATGGCCCAAAACGTCTACATCAATCGGTGATAATTTAAGGCCCGCATTTACTGGCAACGTGTCGTATTTAGAACGAAACGCAAGTAATACAGTAGAGGCCGGATTCTCTAAAGTTAAATTTGTATCAAGTCTTAATACGTTATTAACAAATCCCTGAGCGTCTTCAATTTCTGTGATTTGATAGGTTCCATCATTGCCAGCCGTAGAGCCTGAAATCGTAACCCAATCACCAACCGTTAAACCATAATCAAGATTTGCGTCTTTACCGTTATTTAAAAGAATCGCATTAGGCACTGAAGGTGTATCAATCGTCGTGCCAATAGCTATGCAAGTAACATTCGAAAGATAGGGCCCATTCCATCCCGAAAGCATTAACTTTAAAGCAATGGTCAAAGGGTGATCTTGAATCTGTATAGAGTGAACAATCTCGGCTCCAATGTCATGAATTGCTGCAATCGTTCCAAGAGCCGCACGAGTCACCGTAGTTGTAGTAACTCCCGGCGTTACGTATTGCATGATCTCATCATCAATTTTCATGAAAAGACTTATTGCCGAGTCATAGGTTGAGTCAGGCCCAAGAATAGGAGCGTAAAACGCTTCAAAAGAATTGCCGGGTATTGTAGTCGTTACCGCATCAATAGCCGATGTTAAATTAGTCTTCTCAACTTGAAATAAAGCGGTTCTTCTTTTTTGGTTTGCATCACCAAGAGTTAAAGTGATTTGACCGCTTTGAGATACTACATTAGTTACAATCCCACGAAACGCGACATAATAATCTGAGGGCCAGTTTGTGTTTACGAATCCAATTCGAATGGTGCAATCACGGCCTAGAATCTCTGAAACAATATCACCGCCGGGCGAAACTAGATCGGTAATCTCTCCATTTTTATCAATCAGTATGATCGACATTGAAGAGATTGAAGCTCTGCCCTGCTCAGGCTCTAGCTTTTGTGAAATCGTAAGAGTTGATTTGTCGCTAATATAGGGCTTGCTGTTTGGTACTGCAACCAATCCACCGTAAACTAAGCCCTCGTCCCCGTAGCTAACCCCCGGCATCCCATACGTCACCTCTTCATAAGTGCTTGCTAAACCGTAAATCTGATCAACGCCCGATAACTCAAGCGTCATGTTAAGAGGCTTTGCCGTTGAGTTAATGTTATTTAAAAACGCTGAAGGGTAAACGGTTTGCGGTGCCATTATGTTTTCTCAGGTTTTGGATACATTGCTTTTACTTCTAATCTCTTATCTTGTAGCGCTTGAATCTCTTCAGGCCCACCATCAAAAAAAGCATTTAGAAAATCACCAAAAGTAGGGTAATTTTCAATCCTTTTCATATAACACTGAGCTAGATTGTGCTCATAGGTAATGTCAGTTACTTCAATAGTGTAATCGGCTCTAAGCTTTACCCAATGAACGATTTTTGTAGGGTCTAATTCATCGGGTCTGTCTTCTTGATCAATCACATCTCGCTTGTCATACGGTGGAATTATTGCGGGGTTTGACTCGCCTTTTTTATATTCCTTTTGCCATCTCTCGGGCTTTCCCCAAGTATTAGTTTGAACGGCTGCATCGATCCATGACTGCACTTCTACAGCCTGAGCCGATGCAATTTCTTTTCCGTTCTTGTCTTTAACTAATACTTTAAACATTAAATCTCTTCACACTCGTAAACATTGTCTTTAACGTGTTCACAATTTTTCATCATCCGTGAAGTAGAGCAAGATGAACAAAGCGCCGAGAGTAACAATGTTAATAATATAAAAAGTTTCATCCATCAGTTTCCTATTCTTGCTATTTGAATGTTTGAAGATGCAGCATTAGACTGAGTTGCGTTACCTGTAATTGTAGCAGCTCCAGTCGTTCTAATGTCGATATAATCCCCAGCTAGTAGGTTAATTGTGTAACTAAAACTTTCAGCCGCTCCAGTTGGTAGCCAGCAAAGCACTGAATAAGTAGAACCGTTTTTGTAAAGCTGACCATTAATACCACCTGTTCCGCTTAGGTTTACATATCCAGTTATTAAATACTTACCGCTAATTGGCGCGGTGAACTTCCAGCCTGACCCAGTAGTCACACTTCCAGTCGTATCGAATACTTTTGAATCAAAATTTACTGGAGTGCTTGTGCTTGTTGAAGTGTTGGCACTTGCCCAATAACTGCACGCAACCGTATCAGTCACCGCGATGGTGGAGGGGCCTGAGATTCTGTTTATCTCTAAATAAGTATTAGTTATACCGCCAGAGGTGTTAAGAGTACTTGCGGAGTTATTACCAGCTCCATACAAATACAATTCTACATAATCCCCCGCTGTAAACTGTCCTAAATATGTAGCAAATGCTTTAAATGGATTAGTAGAACCCGGATATATACTTGCGCCATAATCAAGAAGTGATCCATTTTTATAAATGGTTGCCTGATATTGAGCGGCAAGTACGTTTGTAGAATTTATGGTTGTACATCCACTTATTTGATACCAACCAGATACAGGTATTACATATTTACTATTGGCAGAATCAAATGATCCGTTTGTGTCTCCATCAGATGCGTTTAAATTTAATTTAACGGTAGTATTATTCGGATTTATCCCAGTTTGAGAGCTACTTCTATAACATCTAGCAGCCACCACACTACTCGAAGTGTCGTTTGACATCTGCACGTTCGATGACCAGCCGAGGATGGGGATAGAAAAATAAAAGCTAATATTTGAGCTATTACTTAAAATGTTACCGTTATCTTTTTGAAATCCACCAGACGCGCTAGGTGTCTTACAAAGAAAGATTTTACCAGTAGTTGAACCATCCCAAAATAAAACATACGGGCCGGTTGATGATGATGCAAAAGCAGTAGTGTTTTCGTTCCACAATTGACCGACTGCTTGAGTAGTGGTTTGCGTCGACATTCTAGAAGAGTCGATCGAATAGCCTGAAGGAAGATTGATCGCAAAAGTACTTCCGGCAGTTGTACCAGTTTTAACCGTACCGCACGCATACATGGTTCCACCGATTCGCTCATACCAAACATCGCTAAGAGAAGTTGAACCTAGATTGTCGTATGTCCAAGTTAGGTTATTTGTTCTATTTAAAACAGGCGTACCGCTTACAAGCTTTTGAGGCCCTACGGTCACACCATCAAAAAGAAACGTCCATGCGCTTGTGCTTGCAGTAGCAATATGGAAAATCAAACGATACGAAGTAGAGTTGCTAGACGTTTGAAATGTGCCATTAAAAATAAAGTTATTTGATCCGTTTCCAGTTATGACTTGTGGTGAAACTGGAATCAAAACAGAATTAGTTACATCATAAATAAATACTTCAATGTCTGAGTTACCAGCATTAGTTGAAGTAGTGCCGTCATTATTTGGCGGTGTAATTCCATTAGCTACGGTCAATGATCCGGCATTGTAATTAAATGAAATGCCAAGAGTAGTGGCTTGATAAGCGCGATCAATAGTAAAATCATAACTTACGCCTTTACCTTGTCTATTGGCTGCATCCTTAGCTAAAGAAAACTGACCCGATCCAATAAGAGGAGTAGTAGTCGATCGAGTAAATGTTAAGCCCGTAGCAGTACCACCTGTGCCATCTACAGGGATATTTTGAGCAGCATCCGAATAAGTAGCCCAGCCCGTAGTAGCGCTTTCAGCTCCCGGATTCTTAATGTAGTTAATAGAACCACCACCGCCAAGCTGTCCGTTTGCGATTGATTGGCTAAGTTGCTGACCATTCAAAGTGTCATAAATCTTTGTATCATTGATAAGCTGTGAAGCTGTACCGCCAGCGCCCGTGATGTCCGTTAAACTTTTAACGTCTTCATTTTGAATTTTTGAACTCATTTAATCTCTCCCCTAGTAAGTGTAAATAACTAAAATGTCTTGACCAACCGCCGGAGCTGTACCCATAGTCAACGTAGTACCTGAAGTCGTGAAACCTGTCCCGGCTAGTTGCGGCGTAACGTCCACAAATACAATGCACGCAGATTGTGACACGGGCGTATTTGTAAGCGTAAAGTTAACAGTTGAACCATCACCTGAAAATACTTGCTGCTTCCATGTAAAAGAATTTTGTTTTAATCCAACATTACCGTTTAGCTTTTGGATTGCTTGCAAAATAGAATCAGAGCTAGAAATCGTTCCCGCGCCTGATGTGTAACCCGTTAAAGTTGCACTGATTGCTCTTGAATTAGTAAAATAGAGATTAGTGTTCTCAGTAACCTGAGAGGTATCATAATCACCTGATTGAGCCGTGACTACACCCGTACGACCAAAAACGCTTGTGACAGCACCACCAGAAGGCTGCCACGAAGGTAATCCACCCACTACAGTTAAAACTTGATTAGAAGAACCAATGCCAAGACGAGTAAGTTTACCGCCTGAGTTTCTATAGTACAAATCACCCGTAGCGTCTGAGCCAAGAGTCGTGCCCACGTTTGCAGGTATATTGCCAAGTGTAGCAGTTATAGAAGTAGCACCCGAACCGCTTACATCCCCGCTTAATGTAATCGTCTGATTGCCTGTTAAATAAGTGTTAGTATCGACGCTCAAAGTTCCATCACTTGAGGTTGTCTTCACAAAGCCATTGGTAGTTAAAGCCGTTAGTTTTGTGATTGCTTGAGCGCGTGCAGTCGTAAAATAAAGGTTTGTTCCTTCGCTTAAATCAGTCGTGCTTTTTGCTGCAAATGCTGTGTTAAATCTTGAGGCCGTATAATAAAGGTTAGAGCCTTCCGTAACTTGATCGGTTGTGTAATCACCCGATTGAGCGGTGACAGATCCAGAACGACCAAAAATAGAGGATACAAAACCAGAGCTAGGGAGCTGAGAGGCTGGAAGTTTACCGCTGCCATCAAGAGAAGCAAAGCCGTTTGCTGCTCCATAGTTTTCGACTGCGGCTGTTTTAATAAGATTCATCTCTCACCTCAATAAAAATATGTAACAACCAATTTATAACCCGCAATTAAAACACCATCAAATCCAAGGCCCGACCAAGAAAGAGTCGTGCCCGATACTGTAAAATCAACACCGTACTGAGTCGGCCCAAAGCCTAATAAATCAACACGCGTGAAAGCCGGGGAATATGGCGTCAATGATAACGTGATTTGCTTTGCTGCAATGTCACCAGAACTTAAAGTGAACTGCTCAACTTGCGGTGAGTTACCCACATTAACAGGCGGTAACACTGTGCCACCATAAACGGCGTAAAGCGTTTGGCCGTATGCTGGCACAAGAGCAGGGTTAGTGATCGTGATAGTAAGACCAACCAAAGAATAATCGCTAATCGTTAAAGGCGTTGAATCAAGCCACAAGATTAAGCTTTTAGGGTCTGATGGAATCTGTGTCAGTGTAAAAGTTGTATTGACTCCGTTAATAGTACCCGAAGGCACTTCTTGAACGTATTGCCCACCTGCACCACCGCCTGCGGCTCCAAGCTGAACCCATCTAGAAATAGCCGTGCTGTAATAGAAAAGACCGCTATCTTTATTAGGTATTGAAATACTAGACGCAAGACTAAAACGGTTTGCAGCCGTCGCACCCGCGTTCTCAGAGTTAACAATTAAGTCAGAACCAGTAAAATTTGAAATAGTTAAAAGCTGCCCGTTTACTCCGGCCACGGCTCCGTTAATGACAACCGAAGCACCCGTCATTCGATTAACTGAATACGTAGAAGGTAGCGCATTAATAGTACCAGCCGTTGCGATTGTAGTCTCATTGACCGCAACTTGCGTGCCAAACTGAAGCAAAAACGGCATTGAATCCGCTTGATTCTTATTAATAAAGGCCGGGTTTGTAACTGATGCTCTTACTCTTTGACCGTCTAAAACACCCATAGAATCCTCTTAAATTGTGTATGACGTTTGAGCAGGTCGCTTTCTAAACGTCATAACTCCTGTTTGATAAAGAAATGGAAAATCTGGAAGCATCTCACGCCACATAAACCCAAGACCTTTTGAATCGTATCCCGTCTTTTCTAGTGTGCAATCGACCACAGTGTTTGGGTCTGTGATGTCCGGCGTAAACTCAAATAAACGCCCGTTAATCATCCAATCAACTAGGTCTTGCCACTCTGAAATGACTTTCGCTTGTGGCTCATATTTAAACTCGACGTTAAAAAACTGATGAGTTGCAAATGTAACGACTTCTTTTTCTCCGCTTGCTGCAATGTTTACCGATCCAATAACTCGCTTTTGCATCGTAGTAGGCACATAAGTATAACCCGTTAAAGTCGGCTGCAATACAGTACCCGCTGTCGATGTGCTTTGATATGATGTAGCGCCCGTTTGGTCTGTTAAACTAAACCCGATAAGGGGTGCGCAAGAAATAGTAGAATGAGTCCCGCTGCCAAACAAAAGATCGAGATAAGCACCATCAGTAGAAATTGTAACACGATTCTCTGTACCGCCGTTAAGAGTACGGTCGATAGAGTACGAATAAATATTGTTAGGATCGGCTGCATTCATTGCCCTCACTATTTCTTGCATCAAAGCAGTTAAAGAATAATAACCTTGTCTTAAAACTGCACTAAGCTCAGGCCCAAGGCTTGCCGCTCTGAAGTCTACATAATTATTTAAACTCGTAACTTGAAAACCATATAAAAATAGGGAGCCTTTAGTCAGTGCCATTATCTACCAACCCCCGGCGAGATTTGATTGTAAATAAAATCAGTCGCATCACTGTTTTCTCTTATCATTTGAAGTAGAGCCATTTTAGTCTGTTCTGTCTCAAAGTAATGACCCATAACGTTGATGTGAACCGTTTTCTTCGGCTGCACTTCTGGTTGCAATTGATTGACGGCGCCTTGATCGGCGAATGAGCTTTGCGATCCAACACCGCCATAATCACCGCCACCAAAGCTAGTGCCACCCATTGAAGATTTTCCAAGTCCTCCGGCTGCGGCTCTGATAGCTCCCGACAATACAAGTAGGCCCGCACCGGCTGCGGCATAGGCTGGGTTTACAAGAGCTGCGGCCAACATCTCTTCACCTTGAGCCTGAGCAATATCGGCGATAGAGTTAAGCATAAACCCTTTCATAATATCTGCGCCACTCTCGGCGCCTTCGCCCATAGCAATAAAAGCGTCTGATGCTCTACGATGTAAGATTTGAAATGATTTCTCTCCGATCTTAGAAAAGTTTTGAACTGATTGTGCAGCCTCTACTGATGCCTTTTTAAAACCAGCTCCAAAGCGTTGAGATGCCGTTTCGCCGTATTTCTCGGTATTTTGAATTGCTCGGATTTCATCTTCTTGAGACTTGCGCAATATAGCCATTTTCTCGTGTGCTGCGGCCTCTTGAATCTCAAGCTTGCGAGCTTCAGCCTCTTCGACGTTTGCTATCTCGCCCTTCTTGAACTGTTGATCAATCATGGCAAGCTGTGCATTGCGTTGCTCATCAATAAGGGCAATTTGTTCTTTTCTTGCCTCTTTGATTTCTTCAGCATTCATTGATTGCTCAATCTCTTTTTCTAGATTTTGTTGCTGAAGCTTTAAGGTTTCCTCATGAAATTTTAAAGCGTGCTCTCGTTCTTTTGAGCGCATCTCGTCTGCACGAGCTAGACCCTCTTCAGACGGGCCGAATTGCTCGGTACCTTGAACACCCTTTTTCTCACGTGCTGTTTTCTCGGCTTCCTCGGCAAGCTTTAACTGCGCCTCCATTTCTTCGCGCTGTTTCTTCATGCTCTCTAAAACGACTTTATTTGCCTCTTCACCGCCGAAGAAACGAGCGAACCACGGGCCGCCTGACTCCATTTGCTTCATGGACTCATCAAGCTCTTTGATTTTAATTTTTAATAAAGTGACATTGCCCTCGGCTTGCTGCACGTCTGTGCCAAATGTGCTCTTAATAAGTGCCGCCCAGCCCTTAAATGACTCCGCAGCTTCTTTAAAAAATGATCTCAAAGAAGGCCCAACCGTTCGCTCGAACGCCAAAACCAATGTTTCTCTTAAATCTTCGGCCTGAACTTTGAGTTGCTTCCAGACAATTGTTAAGCTTTCTGTATTTTCCTTAACATTCTTAAATTGCTGAGCACCTTTTTTGAGCGCCTCTTCTAAGATAGCCGTTTTCTTTTCTTGCTCGGTTAGGTCTGAAACAGTAACTCCGATTGACTTAGCATACGCAATCTGAGCCTTCTCTAGATCAACAATAATGCCCATGTGCTTGAGCGCACGCGTATTGCCCGCCGCTAAAGCTTGCGTCATGTTCTCAAAGTTTTGAACGAGATCACCGCCAAAAACATTTGTAGACTTACGCGCAAGCTCCATGATCTCAGGCAGCCTTCTTGCGTTATCGCCCATCGAAACTAATGCTTTGTTTGCAGCCTGTAGAATGTCCGTGTCATCGGCAAGGCCTTTAGATGCTCCGATTAAACCTTCTTTTAGATTCTCTGCAACGATACCGCTTTGATGAGCGAGCATCTCAAATTGATTGTTAATCTTTTGAATCTTTTCAGCATCTAAAACAGCATCAAAGGATTGTTTAAGAACAAAAAGAGCAGTGCCAACAATTCCAATGACCGAAGCTACATTTGTTAAGCCTTCAATTAAACCAGTAAGATTCTCTTTATCGCCAAGGCCTTCAATACCTTCTTTAGCTTTGAGAACTTTTTCAATAAACTCTCTAGCATCAAGGTCTAACTTTAACGTCTGCTTTTCGTTGTTATCAGCCATTATTTATTAAGCCTCGCCGCCGTATCGAATAACGATTTAACCGCAAGCACTGTCGAAGGAGCCGTAGGATCAAGTGCCCGCTTAGGATTTAATTTATCTTCCTCTCCGAACGCCCTATAGTAAAACGCCTTGCGCACATTTTGATAGTACTCAGCATCACCTAAAGCAATCGACGCAATGTCGCATTTTGCGACATGATCCAATGCTTTTACTCTTATATCTAGTTTTCGACCGGCTTCTAAGACCGCATAGAAGCGTGATGCAGGCATCGCCATAACTTGTTCTGGAGTCCAAGAGAACATCAGGCACGCGCCCGCCACGATCTCTGCGGCACTCATATCAATGTGATCTAGCTGTCGTCTCAGCCGGGGATCAGCATTTTCAAGTTTTTTTTTTCATCTTCATCATTCGAAGCGTGGGCCTTGCCTGTTACCGCTTCAATAACGAGTGAAAAGAGTGCCGCAATCTGCGCATGAGTCATTTGCTCAACGTCTTTATACGTAATAGTGTCGCAAACTGCGGCAATCAAATCATAGTATCTGACAAGAATATCGTTCGCCGTGAAAGCGTCCTTATCTTTTAATCTAGTCAAAGCGGCTAGAGCATTGGTGTATTTGAAAAACTCAGACACACTCACGGGCTTGATCTTGTGAACCTTACCGTGAAGCCTAAAGGCGATCGGCTCAGCGATCATCTTATCGAGATCACTCACCACCGCCACAGGGCCATCAAGCTGTTTACCGCTTCTAAGATTAAATAAGTTCATCAGATAACAGTCTCATCACCAAATCTGAAGAAACGCTCCGGAGTTGTTGACTCATCAGGCAAGATATTCCAAACGATCTTAAGTCTTGCTTGTTCGGTCGGGCCATAAGTGATCGAGCTTTCAGCCGATGCACAAGCCTTATAAAACGTGTAATCTGCCGATGTGTCGCTGTCATCATACGACAATGGATGAAGAACCAAAACTTTTGCATCAGCTTGGTCACTTTGTCCGATAGCTGCTTTAAAATCAATAGCTGCACCTGAACCAGAACCAGTGCCGACCTTAGTGGCTGAAGGGAATACTACTTCCCAAATGTCTTTATCTTTAATCTCTGCAAGCTCCGTGGTCACTGTGATCTCAAGACCACTCACGCGACGATCACGGATAGTTGTACCGCTTTGATCGGCATGAATCGGGCTTTTAGTATATTTAGGTGTGATAACTACGTTACCTAATGTACCGCCAAGATCAACGAGTGATCCTGATGGGCCATAAGAAACCCGCATCGGGGTTAGTTCCATTTGTGTGGTTGTTACGACTGCATTGCTTCCCATTTTTTATTCTCCTTTAAACCTTTAATGTTTCGTAGTGTTGAACTTCGCATTCTAAGCTAATCTCTTTTCTGAAAACCGCATTGGGCGCGCTTGGGTCATCAGTGTTTGAATAAAGAGGGCTAAAAGCTGCGTTCGTAACCACTACAGTGATTTTTACTCTCTCATCGGAACTCGTCAAACTGACCTGATCTAAAACCTCGTGTAATGCCGCTTGATAACGCCATGCTTTTATAGCAATCAAATCCGCGTGCTTGTCTTCAATAAGAACCGTTATATTTATGCGAGATACCGCATTAATATGATTCGCACCCCGTTCATGCTTCATAAATTCCAGACGGTCAGGTATTATAAACACGGCTGGGGTACGATAACCCTTGGGCTTTGGGTAAATGTAATAATCTCTAGGCGGCTCAGTTGTAACCACTGGGTCGTTTCTTTGCGATCTAACAGCCGCAAGCGCAGCAGCGATATTGTTCTTTATCTGCGCTTGGATCAAATCAACGTCTGTTTCAACTAACTGTAAGCCGATCATAGTTTAGTTATATCCCGTTGAATGTTCTTAAAAATGAAATCAGATATAGCTTTCATCATCTCGTGCGCAGTCTTTTCAGACCATTCAGTAAACGGACGAACTGCGTCTACGGGCCACGCATAAGGCGTGCTAATAGAAATAGTGATGCCCTTATTAGTAACTACTTTCTTTTGACCTGATCCCGGCCCAATCACGGCCTTATACAGCTTACCAGTAGCTATGAGCATCTTTGTGCCTGAGCCTTCATAAGCTGCAAACTTCGAGCGCTTCCAATCGGCATAACGTGGCTCTAATGGTTCCCATCCACGACCCTCAGAAAAATTCTCAGTCTCCCATCTCTTGCGCTGTGCGTTTTGATACATCGCATAGATGTTACGAGAGAAGAAAGATTGCATGGCGTTTTCTCGCTTTAGCATTCCTTCAAAGTTCTTCTGTATACCGTTTGAAACGGTCTTTAAACTTACGCTCATCTATTAGGCACCACATCCCTCACAGAACCAAGCGACGAGCCAAACAAAGGCTGCAATGCCTGACCTTGACGGTTTTCATAATAGTCATTTCTAAACTTAATAGCGTCTGACTTAGCTTCTTGAGCCGTCTTCTTGAAAGCCTCAAGCATAGCAATGCGCTTATCGTCCGGCATATCTTCAAGTCGATAGGTGTCTGACTGTGTATCTGTGAATCGTTGCCCTAGCTTCTCATAAGCCTCACCTACAGCATAATAGAGCGCTCCAGCGCGTAGCCCTTGAGGTATTTGAGAATAATCATCACCAAGGGCTAAGAAGTCACAAGCAAGGCGCAGAAAGGTTTCTAGCTCGCTATCGGTGAAGTATTGAATGTAGTAAGTAGCCTCTAAAACGTCACCATCAGTAGGGGCCGTAACCAAAGTAAAATAACCACTCGAAGGGTCATCAGACGCAATGCCGCTTGCAGCTATTCTAGACCCGTTTAAATAAACACCATAAGGAGCCGCAGCCGTTGTAAAATTCGTTACTCGTCTAAATTCAAAAGTTTTATAAAGGGTATTGCTTCCGTTTAAATCACCGAATACCCGCTTATATGCACGAAGGCGATCGGTCGAGCCGTCTGATAATCTCATTCTTAAATCTGAAATCGCCGTGGGCCATGCCATTATAAAACCCCTAATTGCTCTAGAGCGTCTGCTATCGTTGAATCGCTCTCAAGATAGATGTAGTGATAACCAAGCTTTTTTAAATGCGATGCCTTAATTAAACAAATGTCTACATCAACACTCGTTTTAGGCTCATCAACAAGAAGCATCACGGGCGGCTTTTTCTTGTCGTATATGTCAGCATAAGGGAACATTTTATCAATTCTGTTCATTCGATCATTGTATCTAAAGCGATCTCTAAACACTTGATCGGGGATGTAAAAGTTCTTTACGCAAACAGTCGACTTAGCCACTTGCTCAGGGATTGATTTAAAGTCTGAAACTCTCTTCAAAGAATCGGCTCTAGAAATCTCTTTCGCTTTTTCTTTGAAATCCTCCGGCAATTCTACTTCTGAATAAATTACCGCTGAGACGTGGCCCTTTTTTGCTCTTGCCATTTAATTTTCTCCTTGAGTGGGAGTGTACCAGCGGCACACCCCCAAACAAGAAAATAATTTAACAGTCTCAATTAAGCTGAACCGTCTGAACCCTGCCATGCAAAGCGAGGGTCAATGAAGTCAGCATTAGCGCGAATACGTACTTTATAACGTACAACGTCACGATCGAAGCTGAGGCCTGAAGCTGGATTTTCCATTTCCACAGCCGCAGCATCGCGAACTTGGCAAACGAAGAAAGGAACGCTGTCATCGACAATGTACCAAGCTTTTGAATCTGCGTTCACTGAGCCGTTTTGGTCGAACATGAAACGGCTTGTGGTGAGGTCTGCAATGCCTTGGATTGGGTTGATTGCGAACGCGCCCCCGGTGTTACCCGAAGAAGCTGCACCTGATGGATAATAACCAGAGTGAAGCAATACAGCCGCATCAAAACGATAGTGTGGTGAGATTAAAATGCGGTTCGGTTGAACGCTCATTTTCAATCCCAAGATATTAAGCTGATTCATAAGAGCTACGATACCAGCTTGAATGTTTGCTTGGTTAAGCGCGCCGTATGAATTCGGGCGAGTCTTACCGCCACCTACAAGGCCTGTCGACCACGGATAGCTTGATTCATCAGCAGGCTTAGTTTCTGAAGTAGGAATCGAAAGATTCGCGTACTTCATGTTAGCTACTGAAGCCAATTTACCATAGCAATAAGCTTCTAGGATTTGCTTAGCGTATGCTCCAAGTTGACCGGCAAGCTTTTGAAATTGACCAGTTTGGTCATCTTCGAGAAGCTCTTTGGTGATTGGTAGCATAGTCCCAAATTTACGGTTTCTAAGAGCCAAGTTAAGGCCCGCAGCTCCGACTTCTGGGTACACTTCGTTCTCACCAACTTGTTGAGGGAATCCAATGCCCTGAATAGGAGCATAGAGTTCCTCAAGCTTAGTTGAGTTAACGGTGTGCGCCCAATCACTGAAAGTGACTGGCACAGTCTCATACATGGCATTGACGATCGACTGAACGCCAGCGCGCAGAACTTGAGGGAATGCACCGAGTGAATCGGCTTCCATCAACTTCTCTTCCATCTTTTTCCATGAGAAATTACGCTCAAGAACTGGGAATGCGGTGTGATCTTTAGGATCGACGTTAAACTTCTTGATCATGAAATCGCGAAGTTTGATTTCGTCTTCTGAACGCCAAGTTGATTCACGAAGAACCTTTTCGTTCTGTTCTTTTGTATTTCTGAAATGTAGCATTTTTGTATCGCTCATTTTATTTATCC